TCAGGACTGCAGGAAGATCAGATGGTGGCAACGACTCTTGCCGCGAGTCACTACCGCGAAGCGGTTTAGTCCAAATATATATATATGATGATGATATTATTATTAGAGAATACTGTATGACAACAGCTCACATGCACCTCATACATTTCGGTCCTTTTTCACGACCCGATAACCGTCTACCGTCCATTCGATGAGTCCGCCGTTGACGAACTGCGCAAGGATGTCCTTGATGTCTGCAGATCGTATGGCGCTGCGTATGTATTGCTGAATGTCACGGACCTTCATGGGTCCGCGCCGCTCGATCAGGGCAAGAATCTTCTCACCCCACATCCCCCGCTCAGTTTCAGGCAGCCAGTCCATTGCGGCGTTGGCCAGCGCCAGTCCGGCTGTCCAGCTCATGCCGGCGCCCCATTCGACGTCGGACAGGCCGATGCTAGCGTTTGGTCCTCCACGACCGGCAGCACGAATGGTGGCGAGCCGGATCGCGATCTCGCCACACCTTGCAAGGTACGGCTTCGTGCCGGAATGGCTGTCCAGGTAATCGTCGCGCATGCGCTCGAAATCGCGATAACATGTCTTTGCCTGCTGGCTCTGCCACGGCAGCACGTCGGGAACGAAGGCAACTTCCGGATTGTCGATCTGCAGAAGGCTTTGCGGTCCAGACCACAGATAAAGTCGACGCAATGCGGCCTTGAGGCTTTCCGGTACCTGACCGGGTGTCATCTGCGGATCGCGATCGCAGGCGCGCAGGTCGGAATTGAGCACAAGGTAACGATTTAGGAAACCGTTACCGACGCTCTCGCCCTGCAGAGCGGCATGAAACTCGTCGGGCGTCGACACACCGAGAATCGATAAGGCCGGTGACTGAATGCGTTTCATCTCCCGGTTGGCCCATTCCGGAGTCGCCATGGCTGAAAAGGACGTTCCCCACAGCGTGCGCAGGATCTTGCTTAACGCGGTTTCGAACACTGTCGCTTTCTTGTGAGTGACACGCCTGAGAAAGGCGCCGTACTCGTCCTGTAGGCACAGCGCCAAGGGCTTGCGGGTGATGAAATTGAGCACCGCTGGCATCGAGATGAACTCGCTGGGCCCGATGTGGCCTTGCGCGCCAGCAGCCTGCATCAGGGTGGTCGTGCTGTCGAGCAGGTGCTGCTTGCCGGAGCCTGTCGGGCCGACCGCGACCACATAGAGATGCGTGGCTGAGCGCGTCGGGCCAGCAACACGGCGGCCGATCAGGGTGCCGACCACGGTCACGGCCGCACCGAGCGCCAGCACCCGGTTCGGCCGTCGTGCCGTGGCGACGATCCAGTCGATGATGTCGCCGACCACGCCGGGGCAGTAGGTGTAGGTGTTCAGCGGATCGTCTTGTCCGCCCCCTGGTGCCGGTTCGGATATTTCCGGTGCCGCTATTTTCGGAGCCGCCACTTCGGCCGCTTCCAGTTCGATCGCGGGACACTCGGCAAAGCCGAGCCGTTCGCTCAGAAACCGCCAGGCACCTTCCAGATCGCAGGTCAGCGCCGTCATGATGAGGTCGAGCGGCGTGTAGCCCTGGTCGGCGCCGAAATCACGAATGCCGTTCGGCGCGATCTTGAGATTGCGGTGACGTTGCTCCGGTGCGCGTCCGGTCGTCGACGATCGCCATAATGGGACCGCTTCATAGCCGCCCCGGGCCGGCCGACAGCGGTACAGGCCAAGATCCGGTACCCAGGCGGCGAGGTTAGCCAGCGCCATATCGTTGAGCTCGCGGTGCGGGCTCAGGTCGAAGGCCGAGCCACGGCCGCCGCCGACCGTCGGCCCGATTTCGTAGCCGAATGGCTTGAGTGCTGCGGTGATCGCCTCGACGACGTCGGCGCCAAGCGGCGGCAGCTCGGCCGGTGCGACATCTTCCAACGTCTCGCTACCGGTGTAGACATAAGGCTGGCCGGTGTCAGGATGCCTTGTCGGCGGCACCACTGTCTGCCGGCCGGGACCGATCAACTCGACAATTGTCGCGCCGTCGATCTTCCAGGTTTTCGATTCACCGATTCCTGGACCGTAAAAAAACCACGTCTCGCCCTTGGCACCGCGCTTTTTGACTGGCGTCGGCGGCAGTACGCGCAGCAGCGCTGCCATGACCGCCGCATCGTCGGTGTCAATATCGATCGCCACCGCGCCGCCGCTTGCCGGTCCGGTGATGACGCCGACGCCGGCCTCGCCTTTGCCCCAGCGCAGCCGCACCGCCTCGGCCGGTACGCCGCAGTTAAAGCGGCGCTGCCAGTTCGACAGCCCGACCCATTGTCCGGCATGCAGGAAGCCTGGCCGCTTGGTGCCGGGCATGATCGGGATCGCGGCGAAGCCGCGCTCGATCAGGCGATTGCCGATATCTGCGTAAACACCCATTGTGCCAGCACCTTCAAAAGGGCGCCTCGTTGTTCAGGATCTTACGACGCATGACCTTTTCGAACCCGGTGATGACCAAGCGCAGAAATTCGCGCCACTGATCGGAATCGAGCCGAGCAAGGTCGGTGATGCCGATCTCATCGAGGTAGCGGCCGGCAGCGTCGCCGGCCTCCAACGTGGCACAGCGTTCGTAGGCATCCAGATCCGCTTTCGGCATCGCGTAGACCTTTCTCGCCGCGGCGTGGCAGCCGGCGTTGTCGCAGAGCCAGACGATTGCGCTGTTGGCCTTCGGCGAATAGCCAAGCCACACCGCATGCCGCCGGCACACCGCGCACAGCGTAGGCTCTTGGGTGGCAAAACGGCTAGCGAGATCGGTGCTCATCAGAACGGAAGCTGGTCGTTGATTTCGGGCGGTGGTGCGGAGGTGAGGCGCGCGGCAAACACCCGGCACCAGCGGTTGACGTCGACCACGGTGCCGTCGCGCATGCGCAGGCGCCGGTCGATAACGCGCCAGTACTTACCGTCGCGGGTCACCACGATGGCCAACACTTTGGCAAGCTCGGGCAGCCGCTCCAGCGCCTCCCCTACGATGAAAGGCGCCGGCGCGTTGCCACCCATGGCAAACCACCAGCGTTCGGCCATTTCCCGCGCATATCCGCTCCGCTCGAGCGAAATGTATTCGGAGTAGACCGACAGCCCGCAAAGATAATCGACGCGCAGCGACGGCGGCGCGGCCGGTTCGGAAAACTTGGTGTGCAGGTTGCAGCTGACGTCTGTGACCGGCAGCCAGTCCTTCGTGCCGAGGACCGGTGCGCAGTCGGCAACGCCGGCATGCAGCAGCTCAGGGTTGGGCTGCGGAAATTCGTGGCCGCAAGAGCTACATTCGGCGGCGTTCAGCGCGTTGAGCTCGCCGCAGTCGGGACATTTTTTCGCGGCGACGCGGTCAACGTTGGCTTTGCCGTTGCCGCAGCGACGGGAGCCGTCGGCCTGATCCGCCGGCCCGTGGCGCCAGACATTGCCGGCGAAATCCAGCACCAAGCAATCGCGCTTACCCTCGGCCTTGCGGGTGCCACGGCCGACCATCTGCACATAAAGTCCGGTTGACAGCGTCGGCCGCAACATCGCGATCAGGTCGATCTCTGGGACATCGAAGCCGGTGGTCAGCACGTTGACATTGGTGAGAGCGCGGAGCGTGCCGGCATGAAAGGCGGCGACAGCAGCGTCGCGCTCGGCGGCCGGCGTCTCCGCCGTCACCGCTACAGCGCTGATGCCGCGTCGGGTCAGCGCGTCGCGGACATGACGCGCGTGGCGAACGCCGCAGCAGAATAGCAGCCAAGAGCGGCGGTCCTGGCCGCGGGCAATGATCTCGTCGACCGCCGCCCTAACGATGGCGTCGTCGCCGGCGGCGTCCTCGAGCGCGCCGGCGACAAACTCGCCGCCGCGCACCGCCACGCCGGAAACGTCGATATTGGCAGAAGTCGCCTTCGATAGCAGCGGCGCCAACCAGCCGTCACGGATGCCGTTGGCGATGCCGTATTCGAACACGACCTTGTCGAAGATCTTACCGTCGCCCTCGTCGAGGCGGCCGCTGTCAAGGCGATACGGCGTGGCGGTGAAGCCGGACACACGAAGGTCCGGTTCGATCGCGCGCAAGCCGTCGAGCAGGCTGCGGTACATGCCGTCGCCTTCGTGCGGGACCAAATGGCTTTCATCGATCAACACTAGGTGGCGGGTGCCAAGAAGTTGCGGGCTGCGCCATACGCTTTGCACGTTAGCCAGCACGATTGGCGCATTCCAGTCGCGCTGGCCCAGCCCGGCCGAATTGATGCCGTAGGGTGCCTTCGGCCAGAGCTGCAGCAGATGTTTCAAGTTCTGATCGAGAAGCTCGCGGACATGCACCAGGACCAACGCCCGCAGGTCCGGGAAGCCGGCGGCGATGTCACGGATCAGCGTGCCGATCAGCACGCTCTTGCCGGTGCCGGTGGCGAGCACGCAAAGAGGGTGACCGCCACCGGCCTTCCAGTACTCATCAAGCATATCGAGCGCCTTTTTCTGGTAGGGCCGAAGCTTCACGGCTCAGGTCCTCTTCCAGGGCGCGGCGCCGGGCCCGTTGCCCGCCGGGTTCGACTGCGACGGCACAGACTTCGTTGGTGTCGGCTTGGTTGTGGGAGCCGACCGCTTGGCCTCCTGCGCCTCACCGTCGGAGTCGGTTAGCGCCTTTACACGTCTGATCCGGTTCTGGTCGTCATACTGGCCAGACTTGTCGGACTCGACGCTGACGCGAATGCGTGCCGGCTTATGTTTGAAGACATCCGGGTCCTTCACCTGCTCATTGATGTCGAAGGCGGTACAGAGATCCTTCAGCGTGCGGCGTGCGATGGTTTGCGTTTGTAGATTGGAGTGCTGGTAACACAGAGTCTGCCAGAGCTGTCGGCCTTCGTAATCGCCTTCGGTGATCTTCCAGGTCAGCTTCAACATGCAGCCGTCGCCGGATCGCGGCTGGGCAAGTTCGGCATCGATGATTTCGGCCACGTAGGAGCCGACGGGAATGAGCTCGAACTGACTGCCTTCCTCGGTTTCGGGATCGAAATAAAATTCATCGCTCATTTGCAATTGCTCCTGCTTTCAGTTCTGATCGCACTGCTTTGGTTTCCCGGCGCGACAGCGGGAAAATCGGCGCCAGCGCTGTGCCGACGTCGAAATCTCTGGGGCATGGAATTTTGGCCGGCAGCTCGAAGCGCGACTTGGCAACGAAGGCGGGTCGACCCTCGCAATGTAGGAAGCGCGCAGCGCTGCCGTCGGCGCGGTTGCGCTTCTTGGCAAAGCCGACATCCTCGGCCACTACGTGGACGTCGCTAGCGAGAAAGAAGATCGCATCCATCTCGTCCTGGACAAGACCCCGGGCGCGCTTGTGCAAACGAAGCTGGTAGGAAGTGTAGGCCGGCGCACGCGGGTCGTTGACCGTCTCGATGGTCGAATGCGCGAGCAGCACGATCGTGAGGCTACGCTCGCGGCGCAGCCAGTCAAGCCCGGCGAGCAGATCGCGCCACCAGCGGTCCGCGATCACATAGCCGCGTCCGTAGCCAGGTGCTTCGATTGACGGCCAGTGATTGCTTGCGCATACATCGGCCCAGACAAGGCCCTCGAGCTTATCGAGGCTGTCGATGACGACGGTCTGATATGCGTGCGCCTCGTTGCCGAGCGCGGCCAATGCGTCGCGCACATCCACATAGGTCGACAGCAAGCCAAACGTTGCGAGCTTCAGTCCGGCCGGCACGCCATCTTCAGTCTGCAGGAACACCGGTTCGGGAAACCTGGCAGCCAGTGACGTTTTCCCAACGCCTTCCTGGCCGTGCACCAGAACACGCGGCGGCAAAGTCGCGGTAGCTTCATGGATGTCGTCAATCGAGATCACAGCAGTTTCCCCGGTTCGCTAGTTGGTGACCAAAGTGCTCGGCATTGGCGAGTGGCAATGTGTTCGCAGCTCAATCTCTTGCCGGTGATAAGCGTTAACGCAGTCGATCCTGCGCCGCAGGCGCTCGGGGCTGATGCAGTTTTCCGGCGAGGTCGGATCACTCTGCACCTTACCGCGGATGCAGCAGTGCCCCCGCAGGCGAGCCGCTAATTGCATCTGGGCGTCTGGGGTGCCAATGAAATCCAGGACGCGCGCCGATGCGTCGCCGTTTTCCTCGTGTTGCTCCTCGAACAACATGTCCCGCACTGTTCCGCGCATGCTGCCACCTAAGAGTTGCAGGCTGCTTGTACGGAGCCAACGATCGGAGCGTTTTGGCCTGGCGATCGTCGCCCAAAGCCGCGCAACGAACTTATCGCCGACGGTGAGACAGCCAAGCTCGCCACAAACGGTGCCGCGCTTTCCGCCGAGGATAAGCGGCGGCGCCCAGCTTCGGGGGCGATCGACGCCGCCTTGGATCGTGACCTCGGATTCAGCGCGCAGCCGAAGCCGTTCGAAGGTCTCGAAGATTGCAGCGTCCTGGATCGGTGGCGGGGCATGGGTTGGCAGCGGCTCGACAACGGCGTTTCTCGCTTTCCAGGCGCTCCCGGCAAGTTTAGCGACGTGCTGTCTAAGTGACGCTTCCTCTTGGCGCCGCCGCTCCGGGTCTTGCCGATTGGCAGCGCTCTCGACGGCGTTGTGGCCGTCGAACCAAATTGGGCGATCAGTGACCATCTTGTTCACCGTTCCGGGATATCCTTGCCTGGTGCAGCCACCCTGCAGAAGTGCGTCTCGACCATCGGTCCTTCGTCCGTCCACTCGATGCTCTCACTCCGCGCGTGACCAAGAACGTGTGGCCGGGCAACCGCGCGAGCGCCGGTTCAAGAAGACGTGTCGTTTCGGCTTCAGTAGCCATGATCGGCCATTGAGGACGAAGCCGGCGATCAAAGACCGCCGGCGACGCCGTGTCGCCTAGCTTGCGGTGCTATGCGACGAGCGCTCGCGAGCCTCGAACAGCTCACTGAGATCGGCCTCGAGGTCGCCGATCTGGTCGAGCAATCTCGAAAGCTCGTACGTCGCCATTTCGAAGGTCATTAAAAGATCGTTCGCGCCCTCGTAGATTGTACCAATGCGCTCAGCGATCGCCTTGACGTAGGGGGGAAGGAACACGATATTGTGGGACATAGCCTATCTTTCTGCGGGTCGCAGCCCGCGGCTTTTGGTTAGTCAGAGACCCCAGTGCTAAGCCGGTGTTGGGGTCTTCTCTTGCACTGCCGTCCTTTGTCCCGGACGGTAGGAAACGATGTGACGAAGTCAAAGAGAAGCCGTTACTCGGCAGCGTACCGCCGGGCCAGACCTCAAGATCGAATTGAAAATGTTGCGCCTTAAGGCGTTACGTCCGTAGCTGTGCCTTTCGTTGAACCTTGACCAAATCGCCGCTTCCGCGGTGCCACTAAACGACTTCGCTTCCGGCGCGGTTGCGGCTGGCGCGGCACATCGGTTGCGAGGTCAAGCACATACTTGAGTTTGATGCCGCGCACTTTGTTGCCAGTGCGAACGATGTAGCTGCCGAAATGCCGGATAATGGAATCGACGGACACATTCCGGAGAACCGCAGCCGTACGCACGCTCACGATTCGCTCGAGTTCGAGTTCGAGCGGCAGCTCCAATCGGTGAACGGGATCGCGTTGAGCCGCCTCAAGAGCTGAGCGTAATTCAGCCGCAACCGTCGCGACTGCGGCCGGGTCAGTCGCCTGCTCTTCGAGCTGGGCGATCAGTAGCAGCAACGCTGTAGCGGCGAGTGACACGAACATCTCCATCAGCAGAACACTGCCGATAAAAGCACATGACCAACCCAGTGCAATAGCCGGAGAGTAAGTTGGCCTGTTTTGGCCCGCTCAAGCGCTATATTGGCTCACTTAGGCTCACTCTGGCTCGCTTAGGCTCACTCACCATCAGCAGAAACTGCCGATGCTAACCCGATGCGAATAGTGGAGAGCAAGTTGGCCTGTTTTGGCGCTCTCAAACGCTAGGGTTTTGGCTCACTTAGGCTCACTCTGGCTCGCTTAGGCTCACTCACCATCAGCAGAACACTGCCGATGCCAACCCGATGCGAATAGTCGGAGAGCAAGTTGGCCTGTTTTGGCGCTCTCAAAAGCTAGGGTTTTGGCTCACTCCAACTGTTTGGGCTCACTTTGGTTTGTTCACTTCGTCTTGTTTGCGCAAAAGCGCGCGCTGGATAGTAGTGTCGTCGTAGTGGCAGCCTTTCCCGACCAACGCTGCTTCGACCTCGGGCACCTCGAGATGGAGGATCTCGTTAGGTTGAAAATTCCTTGCCAGATCTTCTCGGCATCGTGCTCTTGGCGATGTCGGGCGGACTCGATCAGGTTTTACTTCCCAGGGCCATTGCAGAGGCACCGGTGCTTTTGTGCTATCGATCACTGGCACCGCATCCGACACTTCGGTGGCATCCGAGGGTTCAGATTTCGCAACGTGCGAAATCTCGCCGCGGGTATCGAAGCCGACGCTTGCCTTGTCGGACCTGAGAGTCGGGTCGATTGTCGGGGGTTTTGCATCCAGTTCGCCAGTCGTATCAGCAGCCCGGTTAACAGGTCCTCTGCGTCGGCGCTTGCGAACCCGGACGCGATAAGCATTGCCGAAGTCACCGCTCCAATCCATGATCATGTCTTCGGAGACAACGTACACCGGCGTGGTCATTAGCAGCGGGCCAGTGCGTTCTCTGCCCCGGTCATCGTACCAACGCATCTCGAGTTCGTAGCGGTGCAGCGCCCAGAACGTCTCCCACACAGCCGACCGTAGACGCTCGCGAATATCACTTTTGGCCGGCGTCATCTTTTTCGCCCGCTCGAGGCAATAATTGAAAAACGAGACCCAGCCTGTGCTATCGTCAGAGACGGTGTCGGCCATCGAAGTCGTACCTTCACGGCTGATGGAACCGCCGGAGAATCGACTTCCGGCGGTTCAACTATTTCTCAACCACGCGATTCGGCCAATGGCACGACTGGCCACTGGGGGCTTCGACGGCAGCCAGCAGATACGCAGCCCAGCGTTCGACCGCGGCGCGCTTTTGCTGCAAATATTTTGCCTTGTTGTAGGTGCCTTCGCTGCCCTGTTTGAAGGTCAAGTGCGCCAGCACCTCGGAGACGATGTGCGGCGGAATATCGAGCTCTTCGCCCATGGTCGTAGAGACCGACCGCCTAAAATCGTGAGGCGTAAAATGCGGCATGTCTTCTGCGTCCGGGTCCGTCTCCCGGCGCCGTTCCAAGATGCGGGCGCGGAGATTCTTTAGCGCTCGCGACCATCCCGAGAAGCCGGTATCGCCTCGGCCGAACACGTACTTGCGATCGTCCTGCTTGCGGCCGCGGATGATCTCGACCGCGGCCTCCGGCAGCGCGAAGAGGTGCGGAAAATTGTGCTTCATCCGGGACGCCGGCAAATCCAGCACGCCGGTGTCGAAATCGACCTCGCACCATTCAAGCTCACCAATCTCGTTCCGGCGCGCGCCTCCGAGGATCAGAAGCCGGATGATGGCGCTGTAATCGCTGTCATCGTCGCAGACATTCCAGATCTCGACGAGCTCGGCCATGGTCGGCACGCGTTCCCGACCTTTGCCATCGTGTCTCGTCACCGTGTTGACGAAGGGATTGACGTCAGCGAGCCCCTCGCGAATCAGCCAATTGAAATAGGCCCTGGCGGAACCGCGCACGGAATCGGCCGCACGGTCGCCGTTCTTCGCGACTTTGGCCAGCAGCTCAGCCGCCTGCTGGCGATCGATCTGGCGCACCGAGCACGAATGCAGGGATGCCGCATCCTTCATGAGGTGCCGCTCGATCTCGACCATGGTGCGCGGCTTGACTCTGCCTTTGCCCTTGGTTGTCCGCTTGAACTCGAGGTACCGCTTCAGATGCGCGCCGCCGAAGGTGTTGCTGGCCTCATCGCGGGCCTTGCGCTTATCGCCGGCCGGGTCCTGGCCGAGCCGGGCTTTCGCGAGGACCTCGATCGCCAGGGTGCGCGCCTTGCCGGCCGGCAGCTTCTCGATCGGGCCGAGCGACA